GCAGCCCAAGCATCAGCAGCCCAAGCATCAGCATAAGCAGCAGCAGCCTCAGCATTAGCCTTCAGCTCCTCCTGTGTCACTGACTCGGGATCGTCCAACCACTTCTTTACAAGTTCAATGTGTTTATTCATTGGTCAGTTCCTATAATTAAACAGAATAAATCGTTTGGTCCAGAGGCAAGGTTGCCCCATGGAAGGTAAGATTCTCAATGTCCATTGCATCAAACAGCGCCATCTTTTCCAACAAGAATTGCTGAAAGAAGCGTGGGTCGTTTTTCTTGATTGATGGAGCGTTGTCCATGAAATCAAAAACCTTGATGACTTTGACTTCTGCGGGTGCAGCGCCAAGTCGCTGGCAGTCCATGCTCTTACGATGAGCACGGTTGCCAGTATACTTGGGAGAATCGGTAAGATACCAAACGTACATTGCAACGGTCTTGCCGAAGATCATTTCTATCTCTTCAATGGTTGCATCTGTATCTTCAACTGTATCATGAAGAAGTGCCGCTGCTACCATTTCCGCTTTGGAGTCGGCAGGGAATCTTTCGTTTGGCAACGAATCAAGAAACTCAGACACCCGACGAGCAACGCTGATTGGGTGGAGCACATAAGGTTCGTTGGTATACTTCCGAGTTTGACCGCTGTGCTTTACTGCGGCGAAAGTATTTGCTTTTTGTATTAAATCATTCATATAAAGAATTATCGGTCTTTTTGGGGTAAAAAGCAAGGGTAGATAAGTTATTGAAATTACAGGGTTTTTTTAGAACCCCTCTGAACGCTCCAGAGGCGTCCGAGAGGGTCGTTCTTTTACCTAATAGCACCCTATTACTGGCAGGAGAACGCTCCTCAGAGCGCTCGAGAGGACCTCTCTGCCCCAAAAACCCTATTCCCCGTCATGATTTAGGTTGTTCTCAGGGGTGGATTCCGCTCTCTCGGGGTCGACCTCTTCCCAGCGAGTCCCCTCGGTCACCCGCATGATATCTTCTGAGAAATACTCAGACCAGTAGATTTCAAAGGCGACTCCAGACTCTATCCCAGTGAAGCGGTGGAACAAACCTGGTTCAACCTCAAAGTAATCGCCTGCGGTCAGGAACGTCTTGTCGGGGTCGCCAAGGATATCCCCATTAAAAGATGCCTGCGGCCAAACCTCAATCATCATTCGACCTGACTCAACAAAGAACCCGTTTAACTTTGTTTGGTGCGTGTGGATTGAGCAACAAGAATTACGTTTGAATTCCAGACGATGAAACTCAAACATTGAATTGCTTGCGATAAGTTCGGTTGTGCCCCATACCTTTCCTGATTTAACTGCCATTAGCATTTCCTCTTTTGTGATCATTAATTATATCTGCAATATCATATGCAACCTTTTCAAACCACTCCTCAGAGCGTCCTGTCTTAACGCCAAAGGTTGAATCAATTATAATGTAATTCCTATTGGTACTGACTTTTATGTTTTTCTTCTCGAGTTTTGAAAGAAAACCAATCGTGTCTGGGTCACGGGGAATCGTTAAGAAGTTTTGATGTGTGCCGCTAGTGCACAGTTCGATTCCCTCACTAATAAGAATGTCTGCCATTTTCCTGGTAAGCATTTTTATTGGCCATTGTATTTTATCTTTTGCGCCAGTTGATGGGTGTAGTTCGTAAACTGCCTGCACGTTCGCTGCGGTGACAGCAGGTAAAATGTCCACCGTTGGTGTCAATGGTTCGTTTGATAAGACAAAGGTTGTTTGCATACCGCCCATTGTTCCGGCGGTGCTACCAATAATAATATCAGCATATGATTCTGGACTGAAATTGAGACCAGTCAAAATTTGACCTGCTGTGTTACCAATATTGGCAATAACTTTCAAGTTCACTTTAGAAGCAATATTATAAATGATATTCCAGTCAATCTGCCTGGGATAACTCGAATTGTCTATATAAATCGCATTGCCGCCGCCGCATTCTGAAAAATCTTTAATCCTTTCTTCTGTAGCATGATAGTCAATGAAATCATATTCATCAAACTCAAGAGGAGAATAGTGAATAGTCATATTTTTCGGTACTGCACAGGATAACGCGGTATATGGTTTGTCTACAAGGCAAACAAACTCTAACCCAAAATTCTGTTGCATCTGTTGCGCGAACAGACCATCAATCATTCGTTGCGCTTCGCTGGATTGAGGGATATTAGAAAACATATTAAACGCTTCCTGACACCCAGAACTTATTGTAACAACATCAGTCCGCAGGTCAACAACACTGTTTCCGGTAAAATAAACCTTTTCCGCGACTCTCCTTAAATCAGGATTTAACATTCTCAAACCTTTTCTTAAAATGAATTCTTACATAGTATTTGCGAACAATGGCAAAGGCAAACATGACACTAGTGATAAACAGCGTGGTGGTTACTGGTCCAAATTGGAAATAAAAAGCAACGTTAATCAGCACGAAGTTTATCGCAAGACTCAGCGGCGTGGCGATAACAGTATCGCTGACTGACTCTTTTAGTGCATGTTTATCTATGTTCATGTTACTGCCAATTGCCCTTGGTTCATACTGCCAGCGTGGTAGTTATGTTCCCTCGGGTCATATGCTCGAACGTCAACGGATGCCTTTTGGTCATGCTCGTTCAGGAGAATGATACCATAATGGAGAATCTTCATCAGGTCTTTACGCTGATCTGCTGGACCACCCTTTTTACCATATCGCTTGGCGTACTTCATGATGTTACCAACGCAGAAACCAATACCATGTCCAGCGTCAATAATCATATCAGTCGCCTGATACTTGTCGGTGGCGTAGTGTTGATTGTACGTTGAGTCAATGTACGCCTGGAGTTCCTTAATCAACTCGCCTTCATTAAATTTATAATCCATCTTACTCCCCTTCTTCATCAAGTATAAATTTCTTTTTTAGTCAGACCATACCTATTAGCCAAGGTTGCTTTCTGAGAAGTATTATCTTCATCCGAGAAATCAATGTAGACTGTTGCTACCTCATTTCTTAAAAGATACCTCTTAACCTGTTGTCCAGATTTGGTCGTTAATGATAACACCACTTCCAAATTAAACAATTTTGTTTCGGGATTATAAAGCCTGAGCTGCTTCGCTTCGACATGTTCGCAATCATATGCCGCCACGAAAAACCTTTCCTGACCGTCATTCAACTTTTTAATAATGACCACTTGAATATCCATAATCATGCCGCTCGCTTGGTTCTACGAAGAGCATCCTTGGCAGGAACATCAAGGTATTTACCTTGGTGATATGCTCGGACAGTTCGACCTGCCTGCCGCATAATAAACGAAACATCAGTTCCGTCTTGCTCGTCGTACGACAGAAGTCGGTCAATCCAGATCAGTGCACCTTCAATTGAATCTGATTTGTGAAGTCCGTGCTTTCCGTCTTCAACAAACTCAATCTCAAAGTTTTTTAAAGTTGCATCCTCTTGCTCAGCAATAAGATGCTCGTTGATGATTTGGTTACAGTCATAAAGCGAAACTTTAGAGACTCGCTTTAGACCAGTTTCGTCAAGAATTAACCTGCGAAAATTCGCAGGTATGTCTTTGTGGTTTTTGTACTGCATATTTCTATTCCTTGTTGTTTATTAGAGTGGAGCAAAGGGATTGTCATCCGCTTCGGATTCTGTTGTCTCAACACCAGCGTCAACCTTGGTGTAAAGATCAAGGAATGATTCCTTGGTCTCGTCATCAAAACGATTAACGCAGTGCTGGATTGCCTTCATCTTATCACCGAAGATGGAAAACGCACCAGCGATATGCGTCAGGCGGCGGGTAGAGATGATCTCGTCAACCCCACCATCAGCATAGGTCTTGCGGATGATATCCGCCCAGTCAATGAGTTTCTCAATGAACTCGTCTGAACTGTCCAACCCATTGGACTCGAACACCTTGCCGAGAATTTTCTTCTCAACTACTGGAGAGGGATATTCCTGCTCGCAGGTGATTGGGAATCGCTCAAGGAACGCTTCGTTCAGCACGTTGGTACCAATGAACTGACCTGTATCAGAACCTTTACCTTTGGTGTTCGCAGTAGCAACAACCGTAAACCCATCAGCAGGTTCGATGTACTCACCTGTCTTCTTGATGAAGTAACCAGAACCCTCAAGGATTGACTGCAGACACATGATACGCGCTGGGTTTGCCAGATCGATTTCGTCGCAGAGCAGCACAGCGCCACGCTCCATGGCAGTGATAACTGGTCCCTTGAAGAACTTGGTTTCACCGTCAACCAAACGGAAACCACCAATCAGGTCATCTTCGTCGGTCTCAATGGTGAAGTTCACGCGGATGACTTCACGCTGCGCACGAGCGCATGCTTCCATGACACCATGGGTCTTACCGTTGCCGGAAAGACCAGTGATGAACACGTTGAAGAATTTTCGAGACTTAATCACATCAGAGATGGTCTTGAAATTTCCAAACGGAACAAACATCGGATCTTTCGCCGGAATCAGGTTATCAGTGAAACCCGATGACATAGCAGAAAGAGAAACTGGTTCAGACTTAACTGCCTCAGAAATCGGAGTGACCGTTGCGGTCATCGCAGCAGTAGACACTTCCTGGGGAACAGGTTGCGCAGCGCCTAGTATCGGATCAACCGCAGGCAGCGCATATACGTTTCGTGACACTCGGGTGTCTTTATTGATCGCCCAGTGGGGGAACTTCTGACCCAGCGCTTCAGCGGCCTCGGTCAGTTCTTTGCGAGTGTAAGTATCTTTCACACCGTTATTGTTGTGAATGTACTCAACCAACGCCAACTGAAGTTGTGCTTTACTCATAATAAAATCCTCAATTTAGGAATAATTCAAAATATACACATATTATCGCTAATAGGGCGATAAAAAGAAACCCTCGTAAGTTATTGATTTTACAGAACATTTAGGAAACCAGTTCCATCAGTTCGGTAAGCATAGGGCGTGAAAACTTGCTTTCAGCGGTCGCCTTCTTGAAGGCATTCCGGATAGCAGTTTTCTTAGCGCCACGAACACTCTTGTCCAGATTTGCTGTCTTTGGCGACATCATTTTGCCGTTGAGAACAAAGAACTCAGAATAGGCAGAACCAGGAACCTTGGCATAACCTTTCTTGCGCAACTCAGCAGTGGCGCGCTGAGCGACAAAATAATCCATTTTAGTGGCAACATTTATCACATCGCTTTGTTTAGGGTTGACAATACGATAACCAATAATCTGGTCGCCTGTCTCTTCTCGAGCAGTCTTAAGCAAAAATTCCGTCACATGCATTCGAGCATAAGGGTTATTACCTTTGTACTCATACATCTTGCCAGTCTTCTTGTTTCGGATCTGGAAAACAGATTTCCCCTCTAATCCAAAATCTCGAATTTGAGGACCAAAATTCCCATCACTGATAAACTCTGATGAGTGACTAACACCGTCCGTCAGAAAGAAAGTGTTGACAATATCAACGCGATTCTCTTTACGAAAACTTGCATGGACCACAGGGTGGTTCAGGATAGTCGCATCAAGATTGGTGCCGGACAGACCGCATTCTTTAGGAACCCACCAATGTTGGTAACCGCCCCAACCTGACATAGCATTACACATGCCCAGAAAGTATTCTGCCATGGAATTATGCTGAGAACGAGACATGGTGCTGGAGAAAAAGTTGAGCAAGAAGAAGTTTTCAAACTCAAACTCGCCAACAATGTTTTTTCGCTTGTAGTTCTCGCAAGGACCAGTGTAATCGCGCTGGAAGGCATAAACCTCAAAGGGAACATTCACCTTGCGGCAAAACTCCACCAACAGCAGAAGTTGCTCGCCAGTTGGTTTCAACCAGTCAGACATAGAACCAGACCAGTCAACATAGATGATAAACCCATGCGACTTGCCTTCCTTAACATCGCTCATACGCAGGAAGATATCGTCGCTGAACTTGTAGTTGTTCATTTTGACCGTATCAATCACGCCCGACTTGGAATACGTGGTGCGAGCAAACTCAGTTGCCTTTTTACGCATCTCGAATTCACGTGCCATGTGATTGATTGAAGACTTGAAATTCTTCTTGAACTCAGAATAGTAATTTGCGTTTATTTCTCTTGATTCAGATTCGTCTCCTATTTGGTTTAGCGAGAGTTTCTCTTCGCAAAGAGCAACAATTTCCTTGTGGCCAACAATAGGAGGAAGTTCACTCGGAAGATTGACTTGGTAGTATGCCTGCACCGAATCATCAATCAGTGTTTCCATATTGAAGTCATATGCTTCCTGAGTTTCAATATCTTCCAACGGACTGTTGTCAAAAGCAGAACCGCCTTGTTCGGCATTCTCTTCTGTTTCGGCGTCAGAGGGGATTGCTTCATTAGACTCATCTTCCTCTTCGCCTTCACCAGACTGGGGAGCAGACTCTGATTCATCAGACTCTTCCTCTTCACCTTCGCCTTTACCAGACTCTGATTCGTCAGACTCTTCCTCTTCACCTTCGTCGGTATCAGAAGAACCTACACCAAGATCTTCGGTCTCTTCCTCGTCGCCGGAATCGTCAGACTCACCAGGAGCATTACCATCTTCCTGCTCGTCTTCCTCGTCTTCACCGCCAGCGCGAATGAAGTCAATGAGATCGTCTGTCAATTTTACAACGTCTTCCCAAGACTCAAGTTTTTCAGCAGTGTCAACAAAACGTTGCTCTGCCTCGGAAAACTTAATGCCAAGTTGGGGACCAACCTTGAATCGAAGATTCAGGCGATTCATCAGACTCATCTCTTGGATTTCGTCCAGATCGATTGTACCAAAAAACCCAGACTTGAACAGTTCGACTTTGCCTTTGGCATAGTCTTTCTTCAGACCAGGATATTTTTGCTGGATGAGTTTATCAATGCGGACGTCTTCAATGACGTTGAAGTATTGCTTAGACCATACACCGTGGCGCATGATGTCAGACTCCCAACAATCATTGTCAGTCCAGAGAGCGTGACCAACCTCGTGACCAGTCAGCATAGAAGCAAGTTCATCAGACGCTTGCTTCCAGACCGGAAGGTGGAGGACACGGTTCTCAGTATCAAAAGCAGCAGTCGACATAGAAGGATTCCTGGTGACCGTGATATTCTCAGTCGCCAGAAGTTTTGCTAGTTGATCAGTGTTTTTCATATAAACCTCAATTAATATACAGATATTATCGTCTGTATACCGCTAATAAGCAACCTTCGTAAGTTATTGATTTTTAAGGAAAAATGCGGGGCATGTTTCCATGCCCCGTTTTAGGAGGGTTTAGGGCGCTGCCTGGCGTGCAGCAAGCACCGAGCGGTATTCGTCGAGGGTAATGGTACCCATGGCGGAATTATGCGTTGCGCGGACCACCTGACCTTTCAGCGTCTTCCCATCGCGGATATCCGCTTCGCTCCAAGATATGTCATGTCCAAACACAGATTCGTCTAGGGAGAGATCCAATCCGTCGATGGCACAAACAAAACCTTGCTGCGCTAACAGTTCTTCGCGTTCCTTCCTTGTGATAGATCTGCTTTTATCGCGAAGAATAACGTGTTCCTTAATGACATCTTTCATTTCTTCAAGATACATTGCAGCAACCTTGCGTTGCTGCCAAGGATTAGCGAAGTTTTTAATAGCACGACGAGCAAACTTTTTGGCATTAGTTTTTTCTGTGTCGTATACTTTTTTATTTCTTTTCTTATCGAAACCTTTGATGTAAATTTCAAACACATCATCATAACGACTGGAAGAATTACCAGTCAAATTTGAATGCGCTCTAAGAAATTCTTTACCGAAGGCATTATGGTCAGTAATTACAAACTCTGGCGATAGATCTAATAATTCGAACAACACAGCTTGAGCGGCAGCGAACTTATCTTTATTAAACTTGTTACCTGATGCTCTTTTGATTTTAAGAACGTCGTTCAGAATCTTATCAACCTTCTTACAGTCGGCAGAACTAATAGGCAAATCAGTATTAACCATTTCTTCAATAACCGAATAACCTGCCTCGGCGTTACCTCTACCGATAACCTTAGCAAAGCAGATTGCCACGAACTCATCCCAAAGGCGACGCGGGTTCACATCAGATTCCCAATGAACTGGTTTGATATCGCCTCTATACATTTTAGTTTCAAACAAAGGATGGACTTCGTTTTGATATTCGTGGTAATAAGAAGTTCGAGATCGAATGTGTTTAGCAACCATCGAAGTGTCGTTATACATAATTGACTCCATATCATTAACTGGAGTAACAGTATTAACTGCCTTGAAGATCATCTGCGCTTCTTGGTTGGAGCAAACGTAAGCGATTAAATTGATTTTAATACCCAAAAAGTATTCTTGGACATTATCATCAAGTTGTTGAAAATAGAAGGACTGTCCGCCAAGTTTAATATCGAACTTTCCTTTGACAAAGTCACGAATCGCTCGACCACGGTGACCGCCGTCAATGATATGGTATTTCTGCCCTGGGTAAAAAACTTGGGAAGCTTCGTCTTCAGAAATATCCCTCAGGGTAATCGTCCCGCAAGAAATACCGCGCAACATTGTTTCGATAATTTCTCTGGACTTATTAAAACCCTTTTGGACCGGAGGTCTTTGGCCTATGGGGTTCGGGTTAATTTTAGCAAATCCGCCTTGTTCTGAGAGATTGCTGGAAAATTCCTGAACCGTAGATTCAGAAGAAGTGTACTTTAGTTTTGGTGCGAATACAGAATTCATAATATAGGTTCCTTTAATGAGTGGTGCGCCCGAGGCGCTATTAATCCGTAACATCAAGTTACAACCAGAATTGTATCTCACTCAAAGAGAAAAAGCAACCTTTTTGCAAACCTTTGATTTAAAAGAAGTTTTCCAGGGTCGACTCTGCTTTTTGGTATCTGCCGTTGCTGGTGTCCCTGAACCTCAGTTCAGCATGCCCCGTTGATTTACGGATATACATCGTACAAAGATCAGAGAATTCTTTGGCGATCCAAGAAATAGAATCATGGATAAGTTTCTCTGTTCTGAACTCTTGCAATCCACCTTCTTCTTTATAGTAGTTGGACTTGACAGTGATATCATCCAAGCGAACAACAACACCATGCTTACGGTATTGCCTTAAACTATACTCATAATCCTCGCCATGAGAAGTCACCCTGTTAAGGTATGGATCATGATCAGCGATAAACCCATACATACTTGCAATGATGTAAGACAGTTTAGTATAGGTTCGGTGCTTCATAAAGTATGCGTTCGCAGCAGCATAGATTCCAAAAGTTTTAGCGTTGTTATCTTCGCATTCGGAGAACCCTCGAAAGATAACTTCTTCTTCAAGGTCGTCAACTCTAACAAGGTTTTGTTCGCCTTCTTTGCGTTGTACTTCTTCGATGTCATCATCAAAGCACATCACTCGTGTGCCTTCAGGATACCACTTTTCAATGAAGTTTCTTTGAGCACCGATAGTCGGTACACCTTTCACGATCTCAATTTGATTAGCATACGCATGATGCGAAAAAGTTTCGGTGTAGTTTTCAAATTCACCTGGTTCTTCAGCATTAACAAACACTTTAATTTTCTGCGGGTCAATGTTATATGACTCAAGAACTTTAAGAGTTTTCTCTAAGATAGTGTTATGTCTTTTATACGATGGTATCGCAATACTGTATTCAATTTCATTCATTCAAAGTCTCTCCATTCCTAACCAAGGAAAAATCTAGTCATTATTCTATGTAACCAATTAGGTCTGTAAGTAAATGTATATTGTAACTCTTTTTTGATAACATAACAACCAACAGGTTGTTTTATTGTCGACATTCTAGGGGAGTATATAACCAAGTCTCTAATTTGAAGTGGCGTCATCAGAAAAACTCCTCAAGTGAAGATACAATCTTATATGCATTGGGATGATATTGTTGAACAACCTTACGACCAAGTTTACTTTCCAAGTAATCGTACCATTCCTGGGATTCCCACATTCCTGGACTAACACCATTCCATAATGGTCTCTGGTTCGGATGTTCTTTATTATGCATGCGGTCATCAACAAACTGGCGTCTTACTGCTTCATATTCCCAAGAACCAAGTTCTGACATTTTGTCACGGAAGTAACAGACCAGAGAAATACGTTCCATATCTTCCAACGTTTTACCTTTCGGCGGAAGCAGTTCCGTGTTACCATGAATACCGCCATGGTTGTTGATCAGGAGCAAGTCCCCTGGACGTATGTTAATGGCAACTCTAAATTCTGGCAACACCAAGTAACCGCCTTCCCAATCCTTTTCTTTTGCAACAACAGTAAGGTTGGAGAATCCTTCGTGAAGATCACCTGCGTCCCTGTGCGCTGCTGTACGGAAGTTTTTATTGACAGTGATAGTTGTGAATGGAGTATCTTCTCCAGCAACTCGGAATCGTGGGTCAAGTTCTGCTGCTCTTGCGTTTTGGTATGCGAATCTTCTTGGTAAGAGTTCGCTAAACTTATTAGCAAGTTTACGCATGAACGGATAACACTTCTCATACGTCTCAAAATGTTTCTCTGTGTAAGAAGTAGCACGACCATATGGAATTCTCGGATAACGGTCGAAGAATCCAGCAAGTCCAGAGTTCACCTGGTTGGCATAGGATGTGTCAGAAACGAAAGTTTCTTTAATGATTCTGGCGTCTGCCTTTGCCATTGATTCTGGCATGCCTCTCCACTCTCGAATCTTTGATTCAAAGAAAGATTCGTATGCATAACCAGCATCAGTGATTTTATTACGCAACCAAACAAATCCTCTGGATGATTGATCTTTACCTCTATGCTTTCTGATAATCTCAGCAATAGGATCTTCATCTTCAAACAATGATGATGTTGGACGGATAAAATGATCCATGATTTCTATCTGTTCATCAGTAACCCAGTCGCGGTTGTTAAGCTTCCCTGTTTTGGGTCCAGCAGCAACGCCCCGATTTTGAGTTGGTTGCGCCGCACCAATCAAACCTTCATAAGCACCAAGTTGTTCTTCTTCAGTGAACGCACCCTTGCGTAGTTTGAAAATGATGTTGTCCTCTGTAAAGCAATTTTGACAGTCTTTGTTACAGTCTGCCATCAAGTTTACATCGCAGTCTGGCGGCGCATAGAAGTCGCAATCTTCTTCAATCACAAAATCATAGGCGGTGTCTTCCATGTAGGTTCCAAGTTGGTGTTCGCAGTTCTTATGGAACTGCGCAGTGATAACTTTAACACCATCTTGCATTACTACATCATATTTACTTTCGTCAACCGTACCTTTCATATTCTTTTCCGCTGAGTTAAAAAATGCCTTATCCCATTCTTCGGGTTTGATATTATTTATCCCACTCATCACAACCCTCTCTATGGTTCTCCATTTCTTTTTTATAGAATATCATATCATAAATTGCAATAAAAACCAAGATCCATGAACAAACGCCAAGAAACATCATAACACCGCCTAACTCAAATACTGCGGAATTAGGATAGTTGTTGACGATATAGAACCCACCAAACGGTAACGCAATTAATGCAATTGCAAAGAAACCGCTTGAAATTAACCAATTTTTAATTTTCTCTTTCATTTCAACCTCAATCTGCAATGATGAATGCCTCTATTTTTTGCTTAAAACAGCGTACCAAAAGAAACCAGAAATCAGCAGACATGCGGTTGCCAATTCAAATGCAGCGCTGGATTGGTGTTGCACAATGTAGTATGCTGCAACCGGAAGTCCAAACATTCCAGTCAGCATAGTCGTCAGAACAATCATGAATCCAATAAACTCATTAACCTTTTCTCTATCCATCATTAATCACCAATTGTGTATTACATTTGCCATAATAAAAAAACAAGTTAAGAAGTTCACACCAACTATCACTGTTCGTAACAACGCAACATAATCATCATAGGGTTCTGTTTTGTCGTCAGAGAAACCGCCCAGTGCGTACTTCCAAATTGTCCAAAGTTTAATCATCATATATTGTTACCTTGCTATCATACAGTCCGTATTTGCCACGGTCAGTTATTATTTCGTAACCATTAAATTCTACTACTTTTTCTACCCCAATTTCAAGTATTTCTCTATAGACCGCTTTTAGAGTGGGGTAGGAAGATTTTTGAAATTTATGTCGTTTCTTTTTTGTTGCCATTACATTCATTACATTCTATAGAATTGATGACCATCGGTTTCGTGAACCATGGTGTACTCATAGGTCCATTTTGGCATTCGCTTCACAAGTTTGGAGTTCAGGTAATGTGTCGCGCCCTTGGTAGGGTCTTCGCTTTGTCCGGTAAGGACTTGAAAAGCAAGAGTTTGACATTCTTCCCAAATTATAACATTGTTATGAATGGTTCTGCCTTGATTGTCTGTTAGTTTAATTTCGTCTGTTTTGCCGTCGCAATACCAACTGAACTGACACATATTGCGCACTGGATAAACCTTTCCCGTATTAGGGTTCAGACGATGTATTCCTTGGAAGACAACTGAGCAAACATTGTTTGGATAATCTTTATGCTTGACTCTATTTTTCGTGACGTGCGCCACTGCTAATTTATCTCTATTGCTGGTGCCTCTTGACTCAAACCAGATGTTCAAGGCAAGGCATTGAACCTCTCTCGCATCAACATCAGGCACAGGCGGTTCGACTGTTTCTACAATCTTTGGTTGTTCAGGAACGACAACAACTTCCGCTGGTTTAGTTTCTCTATCTTCTAAAACAAGGAATGCAATTAACCCGCCGTTTATTGCAAAAAATGCGACAGTCAAAAATAATATAATAGAAAAGGAGTTATTTGTCATGATCATCTTCTTCCTCAAGTTCTAACTCGTCAAGACGCTGTTCTATGATGGCATCCATCTTTCCGAACTCTCTTCCATCACCAAACCCAACCACATACCCTCTGCGCACACCCCATGAATGCGCAAAATACATACAAGCCAGCGTCAACACTGTTTGCCAAAAAGGTGTCATACTTGTATATCTCCAAATCTTTCAGAAGAGATTCTTGATCCGGAATCTGAATTGTCAAACACAGGACCAGTATCTTCTTCTATTCCCTTTGGTGTCATACTCTCGTCAACATCATAGAATTGCATTTTTGCTTTATTAACGCCCAAAACAAAACGCTTCTTTTTGTTGAGATCAGCATAACGGTTCTTCAACTGAATAAACATCAGTTGCCCTAGTTCTTCCAACTCATCGTTGGTCACGAACACGCCAAGGAAATCAGCAGTGGCAGGCAACCCAAAACTTTCTGCAGTATCTTCCATTCCTGGATCAGAACTGGTGTAACCGCTTCGGTTTATTTGGGTTGCTGACACAATTGGTAAATCGAATTCGACAGCAAGACCACGAACTTCTTCAGCAATTGATTTAACATAGGTGTATGAGTTTACTGCACCGCCCATGCTTTTAATTCGAGAAGAGGCACAAATATTTAGGTAATCAATGAAAATGATGTCAGGGATAAACTCTTTCTTGAGTTTGAGTTCGTTCAGCAATGCTCGAAAATGATTGACATGCGCCTGAGAAGTTGGATATTCTTTGATGATAAGTTTACCTTGTGTTTTCTTGGCAATTTTATCCATCTTCTCAAAGTATGTGTTCTTGGGCAACTCATACAGGTCATCAATATTAACATCCATCAGGTTGGCGTCAATACGTTCAGCAATGCGTTCCTCTGCCATCTCTAAAGTAATGTAAAGAACATTCTGACCTTGCGATAAACAAGCAGCAGAATGGTGACACATGAACGCAGACTTACCAACACCTGGTCCTGCCATTACAACATTAAGGGACTTAAACGCAAACCCGCCCTTTGTGATTTCGTTGAAGGAATCTAGATCAAACGGAACACGCGGATGCTTCTCATGATAGAAACTGTATCGTTCCTCAACGTTTTCAATATAGTCGTGACCAACATTGCGGTCAAAGGAAACGCTGAGCGCCTTTGTTAGCAGATCAGGAATTGCCTGCCTTGAAAGAGAATCATGCTTACCATCATAGATCTTGATTGATTCCATGATGGCATTATAAGCAGAACGATCTTGACACCAGTGTTCTGTTTCTTCGGTCAACCACTTTATGTTTTGTTCCTTTTCCTTGAACAACTCAGGAAGCAAGTTGGAAACTTCTGCGAGCTCGCTCTCGCGAAGGTTGGACTTTTCAATCTCAATCTTGAATGCTTCCAGACTTGGCAGTTCATTGTATTTGGCAACATACTTGCCAACCATAAGGAACAGGTCTTTGTAGACGCCAGTGAAGTATTCTTTGTTGATATATGGAATAACCTTTCGCGTATACTCGTCGTTTACCAACAAATTATTCAGAACAAGTTTCTGTATGCTATCGCTCATTTACTATTGCACCATCATCATCTTCAAGTATAGAACCCAACACATCTCCAACACAACGTTGTAGTTCTGTGTTGTCTGGAGTCAAGTCACCGTCTGGCGTGTTTTCAATTTCAAACGCAAAATTTAAATTCTGCGTATGTTCATTATAAGACAAAACAATTCCAAATACAACCGTTTCAACAAACTCGCCTTTTAAGAATCGAATGCCCCAATCATTATCATTAAGAGGCACCAGTTGGTAATCTTCGTTCTCAATCAACTTCATTCAATTTCCTCTTCTGGAACGACTTCTATTTTGGTACCAGAATCTAGAACGTAGATTGATTTGACAAAATCTTTAAATGGGTCATACTGTAGTAAATCGTCAAAGTAACCAGTTTTGGTTATGTCTGTCTTTCTTATTCTCTTTTCTTTCATTTCTCCCGTTTCAAGGTCCATAAGCTGATAGAAACCCTTTGTGGGGGAATTTATAAACCCGCCAGCTACTGCCATATCAAACAAACCGCTGTACTTGTCGAGCCCGCCAGAAAACGTCACAGTAATTGGTATCTTTGAGTTTTCTTTAACAAACCTAGACTTCTCCACCTTTATGATGAACTCATATCCAGAAACATCTGCACCATCTTTTAACTGTCTACGGCCAATAAAGAAAACCTGATTCGCCGAATAGTAAATTCCTGTGCCACCAGACATTATGTCTTTCGGATACATACCAATTTCCTTGTATGTGTGGTTAACACATAACAAAGGGATGTCTTTGGTGTTCAGATATGGTGTTACCATTCGGAACAAACCCTTCAAGGCTTTTGCGCGGGTCATATCGGCAACAGACTTTTCGTCCAATGCGTCTTCAAGTTCTTTCTTAGACGCCAAATTACCGACAGAGTCTATGAGAATAAACACTCGATCGCCCTTCTCCATAGAATCTAATTGTCTAATGATATCAAATTTTAATTGTTCAACATGTTCAATCGGTGTGTGTAAGACACGATCAGTATCAATATCAAAATTTTCTAGATATTGTGTTGTTATTCCAAACTCGGTGTCATAGAGCAAACAGACAGATTCAGGATATTTATCCATATACGCTTTGGCAAGGACCAAGGACATATTACTTTTATACATTTTTGATGGACCCGCCAACACAGTCAATCCGCAAGAAATGCCTCCATCCAAAGAACCGCTCAATGCTACATTAAGGGCTGGCACTGGTGTGGTGACCAAATCTTTAGTTCTAAAATGATCGGATTCCGAAACAACCTGTGAAGACTTCACAGTTGATGTTTTTTTCAATTTATTCATTAATGACATACATTTTTCTCCTTATTTCACCTTCTGACAAAACAACTGCTTTGCCTTTGTTTATCCAATTGCTTATTGTTGCTCGAGTCACATTAAGAGATTTTGCAGCAAGAGTACAACTATCATACTCTATTCCGTCTATTAAAACAACCTTTTGCATCTTTCTAGAGTGTTCTTTTCTATATTCATCAGAAAACATGCCAAGTTTTTTGCTAGCAGTACTTTCGCCTCCTCTCTTTCGCGCTTCTTTCTTTTTTTCTTCTGTCATAGAAAACATACCCAATTCGTTTTTATGACACGCTTTTCCACCGATGGAACCGACTCTGCTTTGCGAATTCTGATACTCGTCAGGATCGTTTTCTTTTCGTTTCTTATGACTCATTTTTGCTGCGAAAGAAGCATCTTCTCGCCTCTTGAATGGAGATGTGTGGGGATTCGACTTACCCATTAAAAGGTATGCACTGAGGTTTCCTTTAACCCCAGTCATTTTATACCTTAGAAGGTGCACAAGTCTGTGTTCTTTATGAGTTAGTTTGACAGTAAAACCTTCATATAAACCTCCTTCGCACTTAGGCGTTATATGGTGGTTTTCATAATAAAGATTTTTGTGTGGGGTTCTACTTTTGGCGCGATGAATAATATCATCGTGAATGATTTGATAATTCATTTGTTTTCCTTTGTTGGTTGTTGACTGTTTTACTTGCCGGAGTCGCCGGAGTGCTATTATTTATATAACCAACAATTTCAACTCTTGTCTGCCCTTAAATGGAATTTCTATAAACGTATTCAATTGCGCTGGTTGCTTCAAGTTCGAACGGCCTATTAGCATACCAATTTCCTGTCTCTATATCAAGTTCTTTACATAGAGTAGCAATTTCATTGGCAGTAATAGGATATTCTTCTTTGATGGCGTTACCTGCAATGGCCACCATGATCTGATACATTTTATGATACCAACCTGTACCAGTAATTGCTCGGTATTCGTTTGCTAATTTTTTAGGGAAGAAGGGGCAATCTCGGTATCCTGACCAAGTAATGCTTCGATTGGTCATCTGGTCTTTACGATGTTGTATAATCTCTTCTCGTAATCCTTCGGGTAGACTATCCAGAAAACTGTTGCCTGTCTTTTTGATGAACTCGTGTTTCTGCATGATAACAGCAGGATCCATAATGGTATCCACATCGTTCTTGAAAAAGAAATTGAACGCACCTTCATAATCAGCAGGTATGTAGAACATGCGCGAGGCATCTTTTGTTTGCGGGTCACCCAGTTCCTTGAGTTCTTTGTTAAGAGCAAACCAGAAGTGAGAGATTTTCTCAGCAGGTACTGTAGATGTCAGCGGGAACACCAAACGAAACTTAGGTTGCTCAGGAGAGGAACTTGCTGTTGAGTAACAAATATAACGGTGCTTCCCGATGATACGCTCCAGATACTCTGAAAGGTTTTTATCTCCAGGAATCGTAATATCATCAACATCAACAGCGCACCATTGAGACCATTCAACCACATTAGAGTTTGCTCGAGTTTTACCTTCCTCATAAACTGCTGACGACAGCAGTTGCGCCTTTGGTTTGGTGTTGGGCACTCTTGAGAGATTGAACAGAAACTTCTCAAACTTTTCTAGCGTTGATATGTCTAATGTTTTGCTGGTATCTGTATCAAATATGTTATTGTATATTGTGATATGATAAGTCACGCAGTTCCCCAGAATTTTGCGTTCTCAGGAAGAAACTCGCTCCAGTTAGTATCAAACCAACAATTATTTGGTGCGGATGTAAACAAAGGGACAATATCACTTGGACTATAACCAGCATACCCACAACCAATTTGTGTTACCTTGAAAACAAGGTCAGGGTTAAATTCAGCATATTCAATGAATCTGTGGACAGATTCACCAATGTGTGAGAGAGATAAAACGTTAAAGTTTTCATCCTTAGTTGGTATTGCATACGCCAAACCAGTTCTTCCTTCGCCAACTCCTGGTGCAGCACCAAAGGTCAATCTTGCAGTCTGGGCCGCACCCGCGCCATGAATACCTGCTTTATTAGAACCAAATACAAAAATAAACATCACATAAATCCTTCGAGAGTTGATACCTCTTCGCTTGTCCATCCTATAGGGTCCAAAACCAACCGAAGCGGTTTTAGAAAAGTCGTTTCGAACATTTTACTATAATCTATGTGTCTATTCAAATTGAACTCTGATGGAAGTTCAACTGGAAACGAAATGATGTCCTCTTTGATCGGGTTAGGAAATTTCAAATAGATGAATTTTATCTTCTCCCCGTCTTTAATCAGATCATATCTGTTTGTCAGTCGATTCTTTTTCAGGTAATGGTTATACAACACTGCACCGCGTGAATGGACAGGAATGCCTTTACCCTTGGTGTATATTGTTTTACGGTCAACCCATTTACTGACGCTGTTGACTGTTCTTGGGAATGCCACGTTCTCTGCAGGTTGTTGCTTAAAATCCCTTTCGAAATCTGCCACAAACTTATGGAGTATTGACTGATCGCCTTCAAGGATCACTTCAAACGCCTCTTTCATTTTGTCGCGACAAACCTGCGGCGTGGAGGACTTGATTGCCTCAATGCCCATAATCTTCAGTTTTGGTTTGTCGTACCGAACGCCCTCATTATCATGAACACGCAGAATGTATCTTTTCTTGGCAGTCCAGATACCACGGTCAGCAATAACCTCGCGTTCCATATTCATACGATTGACATAAGCATTTGTTTCTTCTGCCAACAGTTCCATCTCTTTTGCAAGATGACTAACAAACTTACCTTCGGCAGACGCAAGGAAGTCTACAGTAGATTTTGGTTTTACCATCTCAACCAATGGATCCATATTGACATAAATTGAGTCAGTATCAATTGCAATCACATAATCTTGCTCTGTTTTGAGAACGCCATTTAGGTATTCGTTCATTGCTTTTTCAGCGCGTTTGATTGCCCGTTGACCAGACAAAGTGACAGACTCTGCCAACACAGGATCAAAGTAACGGAAGTGCTCGTTCGCAACTGCGCCATACAAAGAGTTTAACAGAATTTTAATTGCCATCTGCTGGGCATTCGCAATACTGTGTACGTTTTCGAGTTCAGCAGTTACACCATCTTTCATTTTATTTTCAGCATCAATCATTTTACGTTTCGCCTCACGACGATCGCCATAGAACTCTTTGATTACTGTTGGGAAAATACCTTCAAAGTCTTTACGAAACCTTGCTGTGTTTGCAGTAATACAGGCATTATCGGCGACTGTCATATCAACCATGGTCTCTGGTGACATATTGTACTGCAGCATGATGTTTGGGTACAGAGACTCAAAGTCGAATGACATAATATTCTTTAACAAACCAAGAACAGGTTCCTTCACATATCCGCCTTCAATGGAAACCTTGAGAGGGCTGCCGCTTTTTAAAGGAGGCGCCATGTTTCTCTTTTTCAGAGCGTTGTAGATAACGCAATCCCAGATACCTGTCGTACCAAACGCATCTTGGAAGTTGCACTTTGCCTTGAACGCAAGTTGGTAAACCAGTTCAATAAGTTTCAGTTTCTGCTCTAGTTTATCAACCAGTTCTACGTCGCGGATGTTGTAGTCGATGAACAATTGAAAATTTTGTTCATACAACCCATGCAACGAACCATACTCTTTCTTGTATTCAATCTTATGTGCACCAAGGACAACCCAGGAGATATGATCAAGAGAATATTGTTCTTGCGCTCCCCATGTAAGCACACCAAATTTTTTGAATAGGTCTTGGTAGTCTAGTTGCGCAATACCAACCAACTCATAGTATTGTTCTTCCTTGCCGTGCATACCAAATCGTGTGCGTTGGTTGATAAGACCCCAAGGAGAAAGTTTTTTGGCGGACTCAGCACCAACTAATTTTGTTATTCGATTAACAAGGTATGGTATATCAAAGAATTTAGAATTCCATCCGGTAATAACATCAGGAGTATTGGACTCGCTAGACCACCAATTAGTAAAAGAAACAAGGAGATCAACCTCGGAAGCACACTTAAAGTAAACAACATTATTTTGTTTAACCTCATAATCTTTCAGCCCCCAAACATAGAACACATTATCAATGTTGTTCTTGGCTGTGATTGCTGTGACTTGCTCGTTTGCCTCATCGGGTTCAGGGAAACCGTTTGCCGACCAAACCTCAATGTCAATGGTGGTTGCATTAATCTGCTCTGTGTCAATTCCTGCAAGACTCTTTGGAAACGCTTCTGATATGAACTGATAAACGTTGTTTTCAATTCCATAAATCTTGAAGTTTGAAATGCCCTTGTACTGTTTACGGAAGTCTGTTGCTTCCCGCATGCTTCCGAACTTGATGGGAGAGATTGGTGCTCCATAAAGGGATTTATATTCGGTGGGGTTTTTTCTGTCTTCAACAAACAGCGTTGGTTTAAATTTAACTTTCTGGTTGAAACGTTCGCCGTTTTTGTAACCACGAACCAGTAAGTCGTTGCCTTTACGATCTACGTTTGTATAAAATATCATTCAATAATCATACCTCAAAGTTGTTCCATATTCAAGGTTGGCGAGAGGTTTTGATAAAGCAGACCCCTCTAACTGCATCCCTCTAAAAAGGTTAGTGCATATAGGCAAGATATGCAAAGGCTGGTGCGGCGAGAAAAACTGCTGTCAAACTGACAGTAATTTTAAACGCATCAACTAAACCACTTTCTTTGATAGTCATTTACGTCTCCTTCGAGTTTAATGGAATTTTAAGGGGACGCTTTTCTTCAGGAATTTCTATTTTCATATCAATGACCAACAGACCGTCCGTGAAGTTAGCTCCGTCAACGACAACATGTTCGCCAATTCGGAATGACTCAACAAATTTCTTTGCAGTAATTCCCTTATGTGCATAGACACGTTCGTCTGTTTTTGGTGTTCCTTTTACAACCAGAACCCCGTTGTTTACTTCTGCTTCAAGATCTTCCTCTTTGTAACCAGCAAGGGCAATCTCAATTGAGAATTTATCATCGCCGTGTTTGACAACATTGTGGCGAGGAAACCCTTTCTCATTTGCGCCAGCAATATCAGAAAGTCTTTCGATCTCGTCCCAGATGTGGTCGAATCCGAGGAATCTTGAATAAGGGAATGTGAATTGTCTTGTTGAATGTACCATATCGGTATCCTCCATATAATTATGCAAGGTTAATTGTCTACTCGCCGGACCATCCGCACGAGCAACTTTATTTATACCGTATTATGGTAGAGTTTTCAAGAAATTTGTTTTGAACCAATAGAATATTTTGCGCATAACTCCCAGTTATCTCGTTCGCGATATGGGATGATTTTGATCTGGCGCAGCGGTGCGCATTCATTGACCTGAGATCGGTCAACAATTTGAACCAACCCCCAGTCTGACAACAGAGTTGCAATGCTGTTACGTCTCAGAAGATCATTCTCTTCTAGGTTTGCGCGTTTGCCATCAAGAAGAAACAGTTCCTTGAAATGTACAATGAAATATCTGCCCTGCTTGTGTAGGATGTGACATGACTGGAACAGTTTGTTTTCTTTTCTTGAAGCAACACCAATTCGTGTTAGTGTTTCGCGAACCTTCAAGAAATCATCTGGTTCGTTCAATATAACCTCCAGCATATCTGCCGGAGTCCAAACATTATCTTCTTCCACCTTTTTTCACCTTTTTCTTATTGCTTTTAACATGATAAAATCATGATTCGAATTTATTTATAAAATCTCAAAGTTATAGATGGATGTGATTCGCACTTCCTCAGCGCCTTCCGCCTTTTCTGACTTTTTTCGCAACGGATTTTAATTGTTCTTCAGAAAGAAGTTTCAGGGCATTACGCGCTTTTTCATTACTGTATCCATAATACTCTTTAACCACTTCCACATCTCTCTGTTGTTCTTGCTTGAACCATTTAGAGAAACGTTTTTTACGCCTAACTGTGTTCAACAAAAAATCAAATTGAAGTTTATGATCAATCTGGTGTTTAATGTTCATTTCATTTGCCAACAAAGTAGTATCATAGAAGTATGATAATTGTCTGTTGGTTAGAAAGGGGTTGTATGCCTTTTCTGTGATGTCATCAACAATAATCTGTTCTTTGGTATCGTTGATTTCATTAATAAAATCAAATGGGTTCATAATATATTACTCTTTGTTTAGTTGTTCCACCTCTTCTTTGGTAAGTTGCATTGCTTTCAGGACATTACCCTTTGAGTCAACCCAACCCTTAGTGGTGGCAGTTGCACCCTTCAACCATTTTGGCGTTGTAAGTTTTCTTCCTTTTGAACCAACTGGGGCAGCAGGAACCTGTTGGAGATCTTCGGGGACTGTCTCGCCTTCCTTTTCGTTATCAAACCATCCAAACCATTTCATACCTTCTCCTTCGATGTCTTCGATTATTGCAATTTCTTCTGTCTTAACCTTCTTTGGTTTTTCTCTTATCATCTTAACTGCGGTGATCAAAAGCACAACCGCCAACGGGTCAAACACAAACACCAAAAGTAGCACAAGAATTCGAACAGTTTCTTCTAGTTTATCCTTTGGGTTGTCATAAATCAAGGCAGCAATATACTTTAATGGTCCAACCTCTAACTCAATTGCAGTCAGTTGTTGGTTGAGCGTCAGTTTGTTTTCTTCCAGTTCGTCAATCTTTGCCTGAGCAGCGTCAATGGTTTCTGACATGATATCGCGTTGGTCTTGTTGCTGGTCGCGAACTGCTCGGTATCCATCATCACCAGATATCTTGTCATACTCAATAAGCGTTTCAAGGGCACCGTCTAACTGGGCAATCACTGACTCGGCGTCGGTAATCTTCTTCTGCTCTCGAGATATCTGTTGTTCCAGACGTTCAATCTTCAAAGAGTTGTTGGCAACAGGCGCGTTCTGTTCAATGTGTGCCTTTGATAAGAAACCAAAGATGCCCATACTTGTTATTAGCATCAGGACTGCTACAGCAATCAACAAGTATGATTTAATCATGATTCCTATTTGTTCCCAGTAGATGTGAAGATATGCTGCAGAAATAAGTTTAGCATATTCCATGACAGATGCCATGACAATGACGGAAATGAATGCACCATGAAAGATTGCAGTCAATCCAACAATGGAGAAGTATGCGGCGCATCCTGCTAAAAGAAGTGCACCTAAGAGGGCAAGATAGTTTAATACCATACCCTCTATTTATATACTATGTCAACGCAATCCATTGGTTGAGCGGATACTCAAAATTACCACTCATTGCTTTATTAACCAAAGCAGGATGTTCATCCATCGGGATGAAATCTATTACCTTTGTTTCAGTGGTTTCGTTTATGAGGTCTCTGTTTTGAGTCATGACACCAATCCCTGGTTGAAAAGTTTTTTCGTCAACAACCATAGCGTATTTGATGTAAGACTTTTTCTCAGAGGCAATTTTTGCTACACCGGCAAATTCAGGAACAGAAACCGCCGCCCCTGTGGCAACGACGATTCCTTTCAGAAAGTTTCTTCTTGTTGTGTTCATTTTAAGCAATCTCCACGTTCGCCATGATCTCAGTCATACAAGCAACAACGTTCAATTCGCCATCGGCAGCAAATGCCTGCTTGTACTGATACTCTGCAAGAATAACAACCAACTGTGGAATAGACTTTGCCTCAACCTTTTCATACATCATATCATAGATGTTACGAAAGATTGCGGTGGCGTCAACATCAATGTTTTCCACAACCCACTTGCGCATTGCTTTGAAGTCTTTGTTCTTCAGACTATTGAACAGAGCATTGTAATCTGTTCCTGTCAGACGATTGTCATCAGAAATAAGGCCATTGATTGACATTGATTGACATTCATTGATTGCCCTTCTCCAGTCAGGCGCATGGCGCATGATAAGGTCAGCAATAAACTTATCATTATACTCAACGGATTCTTTCTTGAGAATGTCTTTCATTCTCTTGAAGAACTGCCCGCACATTTCAGCAAGTTCAGTTCTGGTTGTGTTGAACTCAACCACAGTACATCTAGAATGCAATGGTTCAATCAATCGGTTCTTGAAATTGCAGGTAAGAATAAATCTACAGTTGTCTGAGAAATTCTCAATAAACCCACGCAGGGCAGGTTGTGTAGATTGTGCGTTTAGATAATCTGCCTCATCAAGAATAACAACCTTCTTCCCTCCAGAAAGAGAAATAGAAGATGCAAACTTTCTGATCTTTCCTCTCAGCGTGTCAATGTTTCCTTCTTCTGAAGCATTAATAACGATGTAGTCAAGATCAAGTTGTTCGCAGATTGCTCGGGCAGCAGTTGTTTTACCGAGACCTGCCGTACCAGTAAGCAAAAGATTTGGTACAGATCCGGTCACAATAATGTTTGATAGTTTTTCTTTCACATCTTTGGGTAAGATGCATTCGGATATGGTTTTTGGTCTATATTGTTCACACCACAAAAAGTCCATGGACATGGTTCGCTCCATTCATTATATAAAAAGAAGTTGGGGCGTTGCCGCCCCACACTTACTCTGCGTCGCCGTCAGAACTATCAGACTCAGACTGTGCTTCTTCAATCAACTGAATCAATGCGATTGATTGATCACGAAGTTGACCGATTGTAGCAAGTTCTTCGCCTCGGAAACCGCCGCGACTTGCAACAGTATCAATAACTGCTACCACGCTTCGGGTCACTCGATTCGCCAGGTCGACGATTTCTTCAACATTTTCGCTCATAATTATTCTCCGTATGAACTATTTTTTTCTAGGGCACACCAGTACTGCAGACTGGTGGTTGTATTCACAAAACGTGAAATAAGTTTAGAAGACAACGAAACAGTATAGTCTCCATCAATCATTTTGAGATTTCCTACATCAAGAACAAAATCAAAATGAGGTTGTTCAAATTCACCATCAACATCATGCGTCAAAGAATTAGCAGTTTCAACTTCATCAGACCGCAATGAAAGACTAACTCCATTATTTGTGTTAGAGTTAACATGTAACTCGGTAACTCCTAGAACTGATGATGCTTTTCGAATTTTATTTAATGTGCTTGTATCTAGTACAAACTTAACTTCACATTCTGGCATTTCAATGTCTTTCTTGGGAGTTGTTAACATCTCAAGTTCGTCATAGTAAAACCGAATTGAAGTTAGTCCAGATTTAATCTTAACGCATTCTTCTGTAAATTCAAGGTCTGGATCTTCCAAAAGTCCGACAACGCTGAGAAACTCGTTAAGGTCGTAAACCCCAAAGGTTTGTGGGAAATTCTCAGACACTTCTGCGGTCGCAAAAAGATTCTTTGCTTCAGCAATAGTACGAAGTTTATTTCCCTCGTTAAACACAAGGTTTTGGTTAATTGACGCAAAGTTCTTAAGAACCGTCAATGTTTCACTACTCAGTTTCATCACTATCATCCTCATTTTCGTGTGTGAATATGCCTTCTGGCGGGTTGTGTATATCTACAAACCTTTTGAATCGAGATCGTACTCTGCCAACTGCTTCAAGTTCTTCACCAAGAAACACGCCTCGCTGAGAGCACATATCAATAAGGTTGATGACATTAACCATGTCGCTCAACTTCAATTCAAATTCTTCTTCGGTTGTGTTTTCTTCTTCCATAATCAATCTTCCGTATGTGTTGAAAATCCTTTCTTTTTCTCAAAAGTAATTGTTCGTTCAAATTTATCTCGCAGCAGTTCCCGCTGGTGGGAAATTACAAAGATACTAACACTATCATCAATAGTATCTAATATTTTGAACAAGTTTTCAACCCCATCTGCGTCTAAAGATGCATCAAAGGTTTCGTCCAAGATGAGCATGTTGGTTGCCACGCTGTTTTTTCTTTTAGCGATTTCTCTCCATGTAAACAACAGAGCAAGGTCAATGCGCTGTTTCTCGCCTTCACTAAATGAGTCGTAAGAGAAATCGTCTCGGTGCCTTGACCGTATTGTTTCGTTGAATCCCTCGTCCAACTCAAAACTAACATAGAAGTCTAGGGTCTGCAAGTAGTTGTTGAGGATCTGGTTCATTGCTGGTAGATACTGTTTGATGATTTTGGTTTTGATACCAGTATCCTTCAACAACTCAGAACCAATGTTCAAGTATTCTTTTTGCTCAAGCAGGTCCAGTTTAATATCTGCAAGTTCGCTTTTCTGCGAAACATAATTTTCAAAAACCGTGATGGCATTGCTTATGCTCTCTGTTTCCTCTAACTCTTGGAGTTCTCCTTGTAGTATAGAAACACGAGACTGCTTACTGTTAATGTTTGATTGTATAGACTCAATCTTAGCAAACACTGCCAGTTCTTCGTTTAACTGTTCCTGAATCTGCTGTTCTGTTTCTGAGAATTTAGCAGATTCTTTTTCTGCACCAACCCTAGCAGATTCATACGTGCAAATCCTTTCCTTTGATGCAGCAATCTTTGTTTCCTTGAACTGCTCGTCAATTGATTGGTCGCAGGTGTTACAATGGTCGTTGTCTTCATAGAAAGAGATTTCAGAATTGAGGTCTTTGATCTTGCGCTCAAACTGACTGATATAAGCCATAATATCTCTGATCTTTTTTGTGGTGTTCGCTAGATCAGTTTTGAGACCATCAACGCTGTTTGTGTTTATTTGACTCAACTCTTCATTAAGTTCGTCTATCTGTTGCTGGGTAGTTTGAATTTCTTCTCGTTTACCCTCAACAAATTCTGCAGTAACTTTTTTAAGGTCGTTGATGTGCGACCTCTGCGACAACATCTTAGTGTCAATCAATTCAATCTGGTGGTCGTTGTATTCAGTATCTGCCTTATGTTTGCTGACACGTTCTTTGAGTATTGTGTTCATGCGCGAGAACAAGTTAATGTCAAGAATATCCTCAACAACCTCTCGACGTGACCAAGCAGGCAATTGCATAAACGGCGTGAAGTTTGACGAACCAAGAACCTCAACTTG